AGGAAGGCGCGGCGGATCGCCAGCACAAGAGCGATCAGGCGAGCGCGCAGCAGGCGGCGGATCAGCAGGCGGCGATGCAGGAACAGGCGCTCCCGCCCGCGCCCGAGGTTACGGAGTAAGCGGGCGGGTTATCTTGACTGGGCAACTTAGGTTACCTCCCCCGAGATTATTCCCAAGCTGGTTTTTAGATAACCCGCCCTTCTCCCCAAGCGAAGGACTTTACTAACTTCGCTCAAGCTCCCGGCGAACCGAAGACCCCCAAGGGATCGCTCGCGCCGAAGGAATACCGCTCCCTTGCCTTATAGCGAACATTCCCCGTGTCAAAGTCCCCGTCATCATCGGTCTTCAGCGGGACTCTGACGAAATGCTTCAGCCCGTTGGGTATGTCCGTAACGATCCACCACGCATCGGGGTCGGTAATGTAATGGTTGACGAAATACCCGTCGGGGATGGTCCCGTTGGTGTAAATCGCGTTGATGTCGTTGTCGGCGGTGCCCGGTCGGTACTGGCTGCGCAGGGTGCGCGTCGCGGTGAACATGAGGCCCGCCGGGATGATCAGCTTGCGCGGCTTGGCCGCGACCAACAGGCCCCGGTCGTCCACCCAGCCCGCGATCTGCGTGGCCGCGTTTTCGAGCGAGGTCTCGTTGAGATCCGCCGGGGTCGCGGGCGTGTTGCTGTTGACGAGGCCCCCGGTCACGAGCGGATGCACGGTGGAACAGAGCGCCACGCCGTCGCCCATGGGATGCAGCGGGTCGAAGCTGTTATTCAAGACCGCCGCCCCTTTGGTCTGCTTGGTGTGGGCCATCGAGCGCGCCAGCGCCTTGGTGTAGCGCCCGCTGAGCGAGTCGTAGAGGTTGTCCTCGACAGCCTCCTCGGTGATCGCGAAACCCAGGACGATGGTCTCGTGGGTGTATCTCGCCACGTAACTTTCCTGGGCATCGTCGTACTGCATGGCCTCGCCCTCCTGCTTGACCGGGGCGGGACCGAAGCCGGTGATCTTGACTTCTTCCTCGAAGGAACGCTCGGAGTTTTCGATGGCGAAAATCTCCTTGTGCTCCTCCTGATAGCGCTTGTACTCCACGCCGAACAGGACGTTTAATCCGGGGATAAGTTCCTTGAGTAATTGTGCTCTAGAGATCGCCATAACTTATCCTCCTTAGATCGCGAGCGAGTTCATCATGCGGTGAACGCCGAAGTTCCAGCACACCAGCACGTCGGTGAAGGGATCTCCCGGCTGCGAACCGGGCGCATTGGGGAAGCCCACGATGGTGAGCGCGAGCGTGGCGGTGACGGCGATGCTGGCCGCGTCGCCCGCGATCAGACTGTCGCCGGTCGCGATGTTGCCGTTGGCAGAGCCGGGAACGAGCGAGCTGGCCAAGAGGCCCATGTTCAGTTGGAGCTGGTTGTTGTTGACCGGCCCAGAAGCCTGGATCTTGAAGACCGCCCAAGGGTGTTCCAGGACCTTGCAGCGCACCTGGGTGGCCGTGGTGCCCAGGCCTCCCGGCAGGTACTGCGAATTGACGAACCCGCGAATCGGGTCCTGCCATTCCGCGCCGAGGAAAACGCCGATGGGCGAATTGGCCGTGGTGGCATTGGTGGGCGACGCCGCGATCTTCTGGATATTTCCAGCGACGATGGCGACGGGCTCGGCGAAAAAGATGGGGTTGGTCGGGTTGCTCAACACCGGGTAACTGCGAATCGCCGCAGCGAAAGGCGTTCCCCCGAAGATCTGCACCGGCCTCATCCCGTAGGGACTGCTGATTTGCGCCATAAGCGATGAGTCTCTCCGTTGAGTACACGTTGGCGGTCACGCACGCCCGCCGGGGCGCGCGCGCGAACAGGACCTAGCGGGGAGGCGGGTGCAGTGTCACCTCACGCCGGTCGGCAATTGCGTTTCGCCCCCAGGATCGCGTCGCGCCTCGGGTCCGAAACGGGTTCGCGGTTTTCCACTTTCCCGAAACATGCTGCGCATCCGTGGGTCCTGCTCAGCCATGAGTTGACTATCGACTGCGTTCATTTGCGCCACGGTCTGGTCACGGTAATACCGGCTGCGCGCGCGGGTGATTTCCTCGGGAGCCTTGCATAGGAGCAGTCCCCCCACCTCGATGGAATCGGGGAAGCGGGAGTCCCTGTCGGTGAGCAGTTGGAGTTCGGGATGCTCGGAGGCCTTCACCGGCACATAGCCCTCGCGCAGGCGGCGCGAGACGTTGGTTGCATCGGACTGTCCACCAGCCGACGTTCGTATCCACCGGAATTTGACTCCCGGTCGCTGCGCGGGGTCGGGCAGTGAATTGGCGGGCCGCCATGCGGGGGCGCGCGCCTCCGACTCGCGAGTTTCCTGCTCTCTCGGGGTTCGGTCAGCCATGCTTCGCTTCCCCCCGTTCCTCTTGAAGGACCAGCTCGGCAGCATACTGTTCAGGCGTGATGCCGAGCCGGTGCGCCAGCCGCACCTGCGATTCTGATAACCGGATAACGCGGGAGCGGCCAGCGGTCGCAGATCCGGCACTGCGTGTGCCGCCCGCCACTGCTAACGGACGGGTATGGGCGCGCGGCTCCTCGTCGGGCTCATGGCCGTTGCCATTGCCGTTTTCGAGACCGGGCAAAGTCGCTAACTCCTCCTCGATGGTCTTCCAGTAGACATCGGGCGTGCCGAGCGAGGTGATGTTGCGCTCAAACAGATCCTGGTGCAGGCCCTTCAAATACCGGGTCTGCTTCTCATAACCGGGTTTGCCCCACCACGTGTTCTTGGCGAACCACGCATCGGCGCGCACATCGCGCGGCGGCTGGCCGGGAGCGGGCGGCGGCGCGGCCTGCGCGGGCGGCGGCGCATCCTCGACCGGCGCGTCCTTGAGCAGGTGCAGACGCTCCTTCTCGGCCACGGCGCGCGCCATCTTCTCGTTGCTCGTCAGAAAGTCGTCGATGGAGCCCGCCTCGTGCGCCTGCTTCGCCAGTTGCTTGGCCTGCGCGATCTCGGCGTCGGTGCGCGTGATCGCCTGATGGATCACCGCCTGCTCGCCGCGCGCCACGTTGCGCTTCAGCTCGGCGTTCTCCCGGTAGAGGCGCTGCGTGAAATCGGTGCTGGTGGCGAGATCGCGCTCCTTCTGCTCGCGGATGCGGCGCTCCTCGTGGTAGGCGAAGCGCAGCTTCTTGATGCGGTCCTGGACCTCGTCCGAGTATTTCCTGAGTTCGTCGTCCTTGACATCGAGCGAGCGCGTGTCGCCCCGGAGCGTGGGCCGCTCGCTGCGCTTCTCGCGGACCACCTCCACTTCGATCCCGCCGTCTTCCGTTTCGACCGTGATGTCCTTGCCTTCTTCCGCCATAACCCTATACCGCTCGCGTGATCCGCTCGGGCTGGTAGATCACGGCTTCGACCGTGTCGTCGTTGATCAGCCGGTACTCCTCGCCGTCGATACAGAAGCGCGTGCCCGAATACTCCCGCATCAGGACGGTGTCGCCCACTTGGCAGTACGGCCCGCAGGGAAACCGCTCGTACTCCCGGTAGGCCGCCGCGCCCATGGCCAGCACCACGGCCATCTGGCTGGCCGCCTCGTGCGCCTTGCGCGCGTTTTCAGGAAGATAGATCCCGCCCTTGGTCTGCTCGCCCAGCTTGAGCAGGCGCACCAGGAGGCGGTAAGCGGTGGGCCGCATGATTTCGAGGATTGCCTCGATGGAAGCCGGGGCCGGTTGTAACTCAACGCTACTCATGTCTCCTTCACCTGCGCGCGGGCCTTCAGGATCGACTGCAAGGCCAGCCGCAAACCGCGAATTTCGCCCACCAGCATACAATAAGCCGGGTAATCGGTGGGAGCCCCGCAGGCAAGACTATTTACCCGGATCTCTAACATCTCCTCTAGCGCCCTGGTCAACAGATAGTCGAAAGTTTCCATACTTAAACTAAGTCAACTAAGTTAACTATTTAAAGCATCTAAAAGCATCAGTTTGCCGCCCTTTTTCATGGGCTTGGCCTGATCCCCGTGCCCATAGGCCTGCTTGCGGATGGCCTCGCGAAAGGCGTCCAGGCGGCGCGCGCCCGAGCTGCTGCTGCCGTCGCCGAGCGCGGCCACGGTGGGCGCGTCGATCACGTACTCGCCGTCACTGAGCAGCACCTTGCGCCCGCTCGGGGTGCGCGCCTCGATCTCGTCGCTCTGCCCGCTGCCGGGGCCGCTCAACAGGCCGCCCACCTGCATCCCGGCGGGCGCGGGCGGCGGCTGCTGGGGCGGCGGCTGGGGCGGCGGCGCGCCCTGGCCGCTCGGGCCGCTCGGGGAGAGGTCGTCCTCGTCGAAATCGGGCGGGCCGCCCTGATCGTCGGCGTCGGGCTCCTGATGCTGGCCGAGCACCATCTGGCGCAGCTCCAGGTAATCGTCCATGCCGAAGGCGTCGATGAAGGCCTGGATGGCGCGCTTGGGGTCGGGGCTCTCGCCGCGCAAGGCGGCCATGGCCCCGACCACGAGCTGCTTGAGCTGGGCGTCGTGCGGCGACAGATTGTCGTCGGGCGAGCGCAGGTCCTCGGGATCGGGCGCGTCCACTTCGCCGCCCTCCTGCATGGCGAACAGGCTGGGCCTGAACAGCCCCTTGGACGGCCCCTTCGCCATGCGCAGGCCGGGAGCGCGCTGCGCCGGGTACTGGTGCGGGCGGTGCCGCCCCGCGTCAAAGCCGCCGCCCAAGCCGCCGAGCGGGTTCTTCTTGGGCAAGCCCAGCGACCGCTCGGGGCCGCCGGGGCCGGGAGCGCGTTCGATGTTGCGAATCGGGTTCATCATAAGCTAATTTCCTTTAGGGGTCGGTCTCCTCCACTACCGTAAGATAATTGCTGCCCGCGCCCGAGGGCACGGCCATGATCCAGAGCGCGAGCAGCATGCACTCCATGCCGGTGTACGATGTGCCGCTGCCGCCGCTCTTCCAGGCCGTGGACTGGACTACCTGCCCGCTCTTGCCTGCGGTGTAAATGCCATTCAGGTAGACGAAGTTGCGGCCCGTCTTCGAGCTGGTCTCGACGGCGGCATGATGCGGGCTGGCGGCCTCGCTGCCGTACAGGGTCGCGCTCTGCTCGTTGCCCACCACATTGAAATCATAGGCCGCCATCAAGAGATAGGTGCCGTCGCGAGGCAGCGTGATCGCGCAGCCGGGGATCGCCGTCTGGGTGGTGGTCAGAGTCAAGGTGGCCGTCGCCCACACCTGCTGCGCCACGCTCGTACCGGGCACGTCCTCCACATTCATGATCGGCTTGAGGTACAGCATGCCGGTCGGCAGCGCGGTGGTGTCGGGCAGGTCCCCCGGCACCGCCACCGGGTCGGTCGTGATGAAGCGGCCCGCCGTCACCTCGGCGAGCGCGGTGGCCTGCCCCATGAAGCTGTTGATCGAGCGCGCCAGCGCGGCGATGTACTCCTGGTCGTACTGCGGCGGCGGATCGGGCAGCGTCTGTCGGACTTGGCGCGCCATGGTTACCTCTTCCCGTCCACCTGCATGTCGGCGCGCAGGTTGCCCAGCCTCCAGCCCACGCCGACATCGCTCGATTCGATGCGGAAGCTGATCTGGCGGGCGCGCACCCGAATCCAGTTCTGCTCGGTCACGGGCGTGACCGTGAAGCGCGCGCCCACGTCCTTGGTGCCGAGCGCGGCGTTGCGCGTCAATACCGAGATGCCGACCGACTGGGAGTTGCTCGACCCGCGAAACTGAACGTCGGGTAACATACGTCCCAGGAAGAGGAAGTGATCGCCGCCGCCCTGGTCCATGTCGCTCGATTCGACGTAGGCGGGCAGCGGGGAGCCGTCGTTGTCGGTGCCCAGCTCGTGGTAGTAGAGCAGGTTGGTGACCGGGCTGGCCGCAATCGGGTAGGCCGAGCGGCCCATGTCGAGCCACGCGGTGCGCTCCAGGTTGCCGATGCTCCAGTTCTGATCGACATAGTTGTAGATGATGTACTTGTCGATCTCGCTGCTTTCGCTGGAACAATAAAACCAGATCACCTCGCTGAAACTGTGGTTGTGCCCGGTGCAGATCTTGTACTCCTGGGTGTAGTTCAGGTCGCTGAACACGTAATCCTTGATGGTGCAGGGCAGCTCCTGCACTTGGCCGGTGTAGGCGTAAAAAATGCCCCGGTCCATCCAAAACAGCATGTTGCCCGCGTTCACGCTGGCGTTGGGGCCGATGATGCTCAAGCCCTCGGCCACCGTGTCGAAGCCGAAGATGTAGGGCGCGCCGATGTAGCGCATGCTCCACAGGCCGAGGTCGGTCCAGATCAGAATCTCCTGGCGCGTGCGCAGCGCGCTGATGATGTAGCTGCCAAGCGAGAGCCGCTGGCCGCCCGCACTGTTGTCGCGGCGCGGCTCCCAGTCGTAGGCGTCCTCCTCGTTCGACCAGCGCACGAGCAGCGGATCGGGCAGGGTCTGGCCCACGTCGTCGCAGCCGAAGGCGATCAGGTGCCGGTCGTTGGGCGAGACCAGCACCTGGGCCGCGTAGTTGGGGACCTGATTGGGCGTGAACACGACGCCGCCCACCGTGATCGTCTGGTTGAGCGGCGAGGCGGGCGTGCCCACGCCGAGCTGCTGGTGCCAGTAGTAGATCGGGCCGTTACGGATGTTGGCGACCAGATCCTCGCCGAAATTGTCCATGTCCCACAAGCGGATCTGGTTGACGTCGTAACCGACCGGCGAGAGCAGGCGCGGGTCGAAGCTCATGCCCCAGCCGGTCCACTCGTTGACGCTCATGCCCGAGCCGCCGCCCGCGATCCCGGTCGCGCTCATCACCTTGGTTCCCGGCACCGCCACCGTGAAGTTGTCGGCGTCGATCACCTGCTGGACCTTCATCTGCACGTTGTTGATGTCGGCGGGCAGGAAGACATCGACGGTGCCGGTCATGCCGGTGATCGCCACCGAATCGGCGTTGGTGAAACCGTGCGCGGGCGCGTTGACCTTCAGGATATCGGGCGAGGCGTAGGTGGCGAGGCCGTTGAGCGCGACCGCCTTGGTGGGCAGGAGATTGCTGGAGCCGCCCCACGGCGGAATCCCCCAGCCGGTGCCGACCACGGCGTTCTCCAGGCCGGTCGGGATCTGGAAGGTGGCCTTGACCGCGCTGCCGCCACCCTTCACGCCGTAGGCGCTGGCCTGA